TAACAGGGCAACGATTGATTCCGCCTACTACCTTTTCGCAAAAAACGTTATTTCCCGGAGACTCGGATTTTACGAGAGAGTTATAACCCGGCAACTAATTCACCCCGATTTTGATAATAGGCTGATTGCCAAGTTCAAGTTTGACATACCCGAGGACGAAGCCTTTAGGCTCACTAAGGCAAACGCAGGGCTGGCCGCAGGAGCGTTAACCCGGGGAGAGTGGAAGAAGATTATGGGCATGGCCACAACCCCCGCCGACGATGTGTACTTGGTGCCGATGTCCCTTATGTTTGTTCCCGCAACTTCCACACCCCAGGCGGAAAAGCCAGGAACCCCAGAGCCACAAGAGCCAGTAATCAGCCTTGTGGACGAAGCAGAAAAGAAAAGCGGAGTCAGTATTTCCAAAGGGCTGACAATGACACAGAAGGAAATGCACTGGAAGGCCGCAGATAATCGGGCAACTCAGGGCGAGGGAATGTTTAGATCTAGGGTACGGGCTTTTTCCGAAGTTCAGAAAACCAGGGTACTAAAGGAATTGAACCCCAAGACACCCATAGACGAATCACTAAAGAAAGCTTTTGACGGTGCGGACGAAGCCCTAAAACACGCCTTGGCCCCTGCATGGTTGGCAAGTATGACCGACGGGGCAGAGATAGGCCGAAGTTTTCTAGGTTTAAAAGCGTCACCCTCCTGGAACCTCTATAATATGGCCTTTGACGTGTGGATTAAAACCAAAGGGCTGAAACTTGCAAAAGAAATAAATGTGACCACGTTTGATGCACTGAGAAAAGCCTTGAATTCCACGATGTCCGAGGGGATAGCAGCCGGGGAAAGTATTGCTAATATTGCAGGGCGGTTAATTGATGCAACTACCGGAGTTTATGACAACATGAGTTCAACCAGGGCTGAAATGATTGCCCGAACAGAAACTATGAGAAGTGTAAACACCGGACAATCCGTGGTTTACAAGGAAGAGGGAGTCAAAGAAAAAGAATGGCTTGCTAACCTTGATGACCGTGTGAGAGATTCCCATGCGTCCATGAATGGTAAAATTGTCGGTGTTGATGAAATGTTTGATGTCCCCGCATTCGACGACATCCCAGGCGACATGATGGAAGCCCCTGCAATGGGATCGGTAGCGGGTCAATGCGTAAACTGTAGATGCACGATAGCACCAGTAATAAAACTTTAAGGAGATTGAAATGGCACAAATAAACGGAATGCAACCAGCATGTGGACAATTTTTAAGGGAAGAGGGATTAAGCTACAACCTAGCCGATGCAACAGAGATGAGCATGGGTGGTAAGGGCTGTAAAGTCATCGTTGACGGGACAAAGACGGACGCAAACGCCGGTCAATCTTTTTGCGCCTTGCATTGTATTACGGCTTGCGTGTTGTCGGCTTACACGGTCAGACAGTACGCACCAGTAACACCAACAAACGTACTAAACGGAATAACATTCCCTGCCGGAGCGGTTATATACGGGCAGTTTACAAGTATCACCCTGGCTAGTGGTACAATGATAGCCTACAATGGGGTTAATAATGCTGGGGCATAAATTAAGCCTAAAGATTTTTAACAATAAGATTTTGACAAATATAGCCAAGTGGTTATTGAACACGGACGCTACACACTCAGACCCGGCGGGATATGTCTGGCTTGATGGTAGCGCATGGGCTGACGCTCAAAAGTTTAAGGGGTAAATATGTCCGGTTATACAGCATTTGCAGACCTGGAGACAGGAGCAAGCGTAAGAGGAAAAATTAACACGCAATTTTCGGAGCTTTTTACGGAGAACGCCAAGGCTCAAATATCTGTAGCGGATGAAGCATCTCGGCTCGCAATTCCCGCCGAGTATTTAAGCGTGGGAAAGGTAGTTCTGCAAGTTGACACCAAACTAAACTATATTTGGAATGGGGCAACCTGGGAATTATTCGTTGACAATGCGGCTCAATTTTATGGGGAGACTTATCTCAACGCAAATTCTACGGCAATGGCGATTGATATTGTCAACATTTATCACGCGTGCCCAAACGGTCTTGAAGGACTTGAGAACGGATTCACCTATAAAAATGGAAAAGTTTCAGCCGTTGCGAGTGTTGCTTCTGCCGCTGGTGGGACAAAGATCACTTGCACAAGCGTTGCACATGGATTTTTAGACGGTGAGATAATCACGATTACAAACTCCACGAACTACGATGGGGTTTATGCTGTAGAGTCTAAGACCAATGACACTTTTGTTGTTGCTAAAGCCTATGTAGCAACAAGAGCTTTTAATGCCGTGCGTGGGTTCTCACTTAGGGCCAACACAGGCACATCGGGAGTTTTCGGGATCGAGTGGAATGCCAGCGCAAGAAATGCAACAGGGGCCAACAAAGACTGGCGCATTGAAGCAAATATAAACTTACTTTCAGAGAACAAAGCATCCTCGCAAATACGGTTGCCAAGCTCCACAGAGACAAGCACACTAGTGGCTGGATGTCTAACCACTATAGCCGCAGGTGATTATGTTTGGATCAGTGTCAAAAACCTGACAGACAGCACAGACATCGTAATAGTGGATGCAAATTTAAGAATTAGACGTATCTAGCTTGACATTCCCCTTTGTGTACACTAATACATACAGTGTATAAAAAAGTATACACACGGGGGATTCCTTGGAAACTAGACAAAAACATCTAAATATTACCACAAAATCACTAGAAAACAGGGTAATCAGATTTGTCGGGTCTGATGAGTCCGTTGACCGTGACGGTGATGAAATCATGATCGACGGGTGGATGATTGATTCCTACCTTAAAAACCCCGTCGCCTTCTTTGGCCATGAGTCTAACAGGTTCCCTGTGGGAAAATCCATAGCGGTAACGATCGACAAAAGAGCCAAACAGTTAATCTTTGACATTAAGTTCCCTACCATAGAAGAGCTTTCCACTAACCCAGCGACTCCTTCGGCTCATGCCCTGGATGTGGATGCAATCTACAACATGGCAAAATTAGGCGTCCTGAATTGCGTGTCGGTAGGCTTTCGGGGGATCGACTACACGCCCACAGCCACAGGCCGCAAGTTTACAAAACAAGAACTAATGGAAATATCAATTGTTCCTATCCCTGCAAACGCTAACGCCGTGGCTATCATGCGTTCAGCCGGGATATTAGAAACCGTCCTAAAAGGAGTTATGAAAATGGAAACGAAAGCCGGGAAAAAGCTATCCAAGGAAAGCCGAGACGCACTAAAGGGGTGCCATGGCGCAATGCATAAAGCCCTAGAAGAGCTGAAAATTTTTATTGGCGATGATGAACCAGAAGAAGGGGATCCAGAAGAGAAAGTTGGAAACCCCGTGGTAGGTCAAGAAATTGGGGATAATGTGAATGAACCACAGCCCAAGAAAGAATATGTAATCAATTTGATCGAGAAGAACTCGACAGACAAATAAAAGGAGTCCTGAAAATGGAACTAACAAAACAAGAGCTGGACGACATGATTAACAAGTCAGTCGATGCCAAGGTTAAAGAGAAAGAGGTTGAGCAAAAATCTAAACTCCGGGAAGAGTTCCAGGCAGTTTATGAAGACAGCCAACGCCATACCGAAAGCAAAGGACTGAAACAAGAATCAGCCCTTGTAAAAATGGGTCGCCTTGTTCGCCTTGCCGCCGCTGGTAACTGTAACCCCGAAAAAATGTTACACGTCGCAAAAGAAGTATGTCCCGATGACAAGGAAACTAAAGGCTATATTCAAAAAGCCTTGGAAGCTGGTATTCCCTCTTCCGGTGGGTTCGGTATTCCTTCTCCTCTGTCTGGACGGGTAATTGAAGCCTTGTACCCTAACACCCTTCTGGACAAGCTCGGAGTAACCAAGATACCTTTAACCGCTGGTCGTTTGGATATGGCCCGAATGGACACTTCCGCCTCTGTGGGCTGGGTCGGTGAACTTCCTTCCAACACCCCCACCGCTCCTGTATTCGGGAACGTAAGCTTGTCCGCTAAGAAGCTAGGCGCCAACTGTGAAATAAGCAACTCCCTGTTGCGGTACAACTCCGTGATGATTGATTCCTGGGTAGCCCGTGACTTGAACCGAAAGTTCAGGATTGCACTTGATGCCGCCATGCTTGATGGAACTGGAACCCTCTACACTCCAAACGGTCTTACTAACTTAGGCGTTCAAACTTACGGGTCTTCTAGCACCGCCCTAGACCAACTGAAACCCCGTGAAATGCTTGCTCTCTTGAAGGCTGCAAACATCGATATGACCAATGTTTCTTGGATGATGTCCCCCCAAATGGAAAGCTGGTTAATGAACCTCAAGACCACAACCGGGGCTTGGATCTTCATGCAGGAAATGACCGAACGAGGAACACTCTGCGGCTATAAGTATCTCGTGTCCACCTCCGTGGGGTATACCGATACCACTACCGATTATGGCGATTTGTGGTTAGGTGACTTTGATTATTTCCTTTGGGGTGTCGGTTTGGATATGGAATTAAGAATGAGCCAGGACGCTGCTTACGTGTCCGGTGGAACTACCTATTCGAGCTTCCAGAGGGATTCCACCTTGGTTCGGCTGATAGGTGAACATGACTTTAATGTTATGCAACCCAAGGCCTTCGTGAAGGGAACTTTCTCCGTAGCGTAACAAATGCCCCGCAAGGGGCTATCTTTTAAAGGAGTTTATGAATGAGCATTCCAAATAAATTAATTCAACGTGTAAAAAACGTATCGGCCATTGTGCCTGTAGTATTAGACGGAACCAAAACCAACTCTGTGGTCATCGACCGCCTTGGTTTCCAGACCGCTTATATTAACCTTAATTACTCCGCTTGCGTGGGTGGTGGTGCTCCATCGGCAGCCGCTTTGAGTTTCAAGGTTTATTCCAACACCGCTTCTAGCACATCCAGCCCCGCTCCTGTGCTATTGGCAACCCTGGAAACTACTCTGGATATTCTCTTGGCCGGGTTCAAAACCTACGCCGTGGATTTGTCCAACGCAAACCGATATATTTTTGTGGAGTATGATTCTACCCTCACGGGCGGAACCACACCTTCAAATATCGTTTCTTGTTCCGTTGTTCTTGGTGACAAGAATGTCGAACCTGCGAACGGTGCCGAAACGGTTTACGGTCGCTAATTATGGCAATTATTGACGGCTTAACCACACTTGCCCAAGTAAAATTGGAGGCGGGAATTGCTGCGTTAGATACTACAAATGACTCACTGATTGAACAGCTAATCAGCTCGTGTTCTTCCGCCGTAAGAGTCTTCTTAGATCGAACGCTGACAAAAACCACTTACACAGGTGAACCATATGCCGTCAATAATCACCAATTCCTTTACTTGCGAAATTACCCGATTCAAAGCGTTTCGGCCGTAACAATAGCAGGAGCGATAAAGGTTCTAAATGTAGATTATTTCATGGATGCCGAGGACCTAAAGGCCGGGAGGATTTATGCCCCTCTTGGCTGGACAGGCCGGTTAATGGCTCGAGGGACGTTTCCCGATGGCTTTGCAGGGATGCGAGACATTCTTATTTCCTACATAGCCGGGTGGATTCTACCAGACGACGTTGGATACATAGCAGGGGCCTCCGCCTCACTTCCACTAGCGATTTCCTACGCCGTGACTAGGGCGGTAATTACACGCTTTAGAACAGCGCAAAATCAAGCCGACGGACTGAAATCATTGTCAGAGGGCGGACTGTCCTATACTTGGTTCGGGCCAGAAAACTACGGCAAGGGCGCCGGGGGCTTTGATTCAATCACAGCTTCCATGCTAACCCCATTCAAACGGGTTGAGGCGTACTAATATGATCCTAAGGCATACGGTAATAATCCAGCAAAGGACAGGGACAACAGGCACGGAAGGGGAAAGGACGTACACTTTTTCCACGTTCAAAAATATTTCAGCCGATGTTCAGCCTATCAGCCTTAACGCAGCTGAATTGGCCATGTGGGGATTGACGGATCTTTCTGCCAATTCCAAGAAAATGTTTTTCAGGAAGAATGATTTAATTGTTCCGTCAATGCGAGTAATTTTCGGATCGGACGCTTACGAAATCAGGGGTATTAACTCTTGGAGCATTCATTCTGTGGCTCTATTAGTACCGGTACAGGGATTATGAGCGTGACCATAAACACCGATGATACGGTTAAGGCTTTTAGGAATTTTTCCTTGAAGGCTGAAACGAATATCCAAAAGGCTATGGTTAGATCGGCAATGGCAGTTGAGGCCACGGCTAAAAAGTTGTTTCGCCTAAGTTCAGACCCAAGTGTTTTCGGACAACCTCCAAGGACACAGACGGGGCGGCTGAAAGCGTCGGTAACCCACAGGCTAGTGGCTGACGGGGCAGAAATTGGAACTAATGTCGAATACGCTAATGCCCTTGAGTTTGGAACGTCGGAAACCATGCCTCACCCCTTCATGCGACCAGCCCTGGAAATGAGAAAGAGTGAGATAGAATCGGAACTGGCAAAGGCGGTGAAAGATGCTGGATAGTAAAAAGTACATATTTGATTTACTTAAAGCCTCCACTCCACTTGTGACAGCCTGCCCTACAATCGTTTATATGTACCCGAATGATTTTAACGCACTCCCGGTAGTAACCTACCAGGAAACGAATAACAGGAACCAGGATTTCTTTGACAACGCTAGTTTTTCCGATGAGGTTTCAGTTCAGATTGACGTTTGGACAAATGTAAGCACAACCGCCATATCCAAATTTGTGGACGATGTTTTTTTAGCGGATTTTTGGACAAGGGATTTCGGAAGCGATGTTTCGGAGCCTAACGCCAAGATTTTTCACAAAGTATTAAATTATCGTCGGACATTTACGCCCGATGATTTAGACGCAATTTAAAAGGAGCTTAAAATGCCATTAGCAGCTAGACCGAGAATCGGTTTAAGTAATGTAGTTTATGCACTCATGACAGATGAGACCGCCGAAACTTACGGAACTATTTATCCACTGGCCCACGCCATGGATCTCACCTATGACCCCGCCTCCAGCCTTGCCTCTCTGTTTACAGATGACGGCTTGGGCTTCGTTGCAGAAACTACCGGAGAGCAAACAATTGGACTCGGGAATGCCGACATTTTACCCGCAGACTACGCAAGGCTCTTGGGTAACACCTATTCAAACGGTGGAGTGACCTATAACACCCTAGATCAATCCCCATACGTGGCACTTGGGTACAAAACCTTAAGAACTGGTAAAGACGGTTCTAACTTGGTTTATGACTACACTTGGCTCTACAAATGCAAGTTTAAAAAGCCTTCCTTTGATGCAAAAACCAAAGGCAACGCCATTGAGTACCAGACCATTAAACTTGAAGGGCTTGTAGCAAAACTTGCGAACAATGATTATATGTTCAAAGTGCGAACCGATGACGCAACCTTGCCCGCCGCAACTTTGGCTGGGTTCTTCACCGCAGTGACACTCCCTACTACTAGCCTTACCGCCGTAACCGTGGGAACAATCACAGGGGCTTCCGGTGCCAAGACCATTACCATACCATTTGCCAAGTCTGGGGAAACCTTCCTTATGCAAGATGGTTCCGATAGTCAAATAACCATATCGGTAGTTTCTACCGGAGCACTATTGGCCGGAACTAATACCTTTACCAAATCGGCAGCTGGAACTGCACCCACAATCACGATTGCGAATACAAATATCGCCGCCGTGGCCTACCTTGTGTCCGTAACTTCAAACGTTAAGGATACCAACGGAATATCTGTTACTCCCAAGTCTCAGCTAGTAACCCCCGCATAATACCCTCCAAGGTTCTCCAGCCGGGGGGAGTTTTCCCCGGCACTTTTTTAATATCTTGGAGGATAATTAAAACATGAGCGCAACAAACATTTTGCCCGAGAAGGGAATCAAGGCTAAGATAGCCGGAAAGGAATACCACTTCCGTTTTACGACTAGGATTTTTTGTGAACTGGCTGAAGAGTACGGCACCATTGTAGGGGCTTTTGATGTTCTTTCAAAAATGGATGTCAATAATTTTGGTGTCGATGAATTAGATAATCTTGCGTTTATCATTCACATGGCACTTAAAAAAGAGAACCCAGAAATCACACTGGATTATGTCAAGGATGAAATTGACATAGCGGAAATCACGGATATGATCGAACCAATGCTTGAGGCGTTTAAATCAGCAATGGCCGCAAAAGAGAAAGTTAAAGGGAATAAAAAAAACCCCCCGGTGAGAGCGTAGAAAATGAAGACTGGCCGTGGGAATATTTATACACCGTGGCCAGAAGTTTTCTACGCTTGACAGATAGTGAGTTTTTCGACGAGGTCGCGCCTAAGACTTTGTTTTGTATGATCGCAGAATGGCAGTTTATAGAGGATCAAAAGGCTATGATTAACGCAATAGCTAATAATGGTCAGAAGCTACCGACCAGAACGAAACCGCATGAGCCAGAGCTAGAGCCTTTTTTCTACGTTGACCCGGATTGTTTTTAAGGAGTTTTTATGGCTACGATATCGGAAATGGTCGTCAAAATAACGGCGGATAATTCGGGGTTGAATAAGGGTGTTGATGACGCTACTAAAAAGGTGGAAGACCTTGGTCAAAAAACACAAACCACGGGTCAAAAGTTTGAAGCAATAAAACCTCAAGTCATGATCGCAACCGCCGCCTTTGCCGGCGCCGCCGTGGCAATCGTGAAAATGGTCGGTGACTTTGCCGATGCGGAAGCCTCATTCCTTAGACTTGACGCCGCCGCACGGTTAAGTGGAGTCCCTGATGCAACCGATGAAATTGCAGATCTTGCTACTGAAATTCAGAAAACCACGGGGGCCTCTGGTGACTTGGTTATTCAGCTCGGGGCCGAATTACTTGCTCAAGGTAAAAGCCTTGATCAGACAAAGAAAATAATAACCGCCGCTTCCAGTCTAACCGCAGTCCAGGGTGATTTAAGCACAAACGTAAAAACGCTATCCGGAACTTATGCAGGCGTGACTCGGGAACTTGGAAAAAATATCCCTGAAATTAAGAACATGACAAAAGAGCAACTCGCGAACGGTGACGCCGTTGCTCTTATCACTCAAAAATACGGGGCTTTTTCCAAGGAAATGTCCGATTCAACTCTTGTTTCTACGCAGCGGTTTAGCGAAAACATGGGAGATATATCCGAACTAATCGGCTCAGTCTTCGCCCCTGCACTAAAAGAAGGACAAAACTTTATATCAGGATTAATTGAGGGTGTAGTATCTGCGTCCGGAGCTTATGGCGACTGGAAAGACCAAATGGAACTTTGGTTGATCGAAAACGCTACGGTAATGAATTCACAGGAACA